TACCACCATCATGGGGTGGTCAGTATAGGACAAGACAAGGAACTGTTGCTGGATTTCCTGAGCTTATTGGGAAAGAATTGCAACAATACATTAATAGACAATTTGGTAAGTAAAAATGACAGCTACAAACTTTAATACAGTAAGAGCAACTATTGAAAAAAGGTTGAATGATGAATTTAGGTCAGGTCAAAAAATTCCTTTAGTTTTTAATAATGTGCCTTTTGATGCCTCTACTGTTGACCGCTACATTCAATGTATTACAAGTTTTGGATCAAGTGAATACCTTACACAGCAAGCACCAAATTCTGCCACTACTGCAACAAACCTTGTTGTGGGTCTTACTACTTTTAATATATATACGGCTCAAGGATTAGGAGCAGGGGCTAATTTTACTATTGGTAAAAAGGTGCGAGATTTATACAATAGAATTACTGTTTCAGGTGTGCGATTTGACCCACCAGTAGGCCCTGAAGTATTAACAGCAACACCAGAAGGCAAGTTTCAAACACAGGTTAGAATAACATTTGAATTATATGAAGCACTTACATCATAAAAAGAATAATAGAAAATTTACTGAAAAAAGGTTAATATAATTATAAATCTTTCTTTTTATTGTTATGGCTGCTGTTAAAGGTGATGTAGGCCAAGTCAAATTTGATGACGGTGGCTCTTCAGTTAACCCTGTTCTAGGAACAAGATCATGGTCTATGTCTATCACCAAAGATACCCAAGAAACAACTGTTCAAGGTGATACTTTTAAATCATTTATAGGTGGACTGATTGAAGGTGAAGGCACTGCTGAATTAGTATATGACAATGCTGCTTCAGGTGAAACTGCAACTTTTGTTGATGGTGTTTTAACTACAGGTGACGCTGGAACAGCAGCTTTTGAACTTTTCCCTGATAGTGCTAGTGGATCTGCAAAAATCAGCTTCAGTGGTCTTATAACAAGCTTTGAACAAAATTCATCTTTAGGTGATGTAAACACTATTAGCATTACATTTAAGCCATCTGGAGATATCACTTCAGCTATCTAATAAACTTAATAATCAACCCTAAATTTTATGGCAACAAAAAGAACCGCAGACGTTTTAATTGGAGCATTTCAAGATGAAATGGTCACAAGACGTAAGTTTGACGTAAAAAACTCAAAAGATGAAGTTGTAATGACTTTATATTTTAAGCCAATAACAAGATATGCAAGAGTAAAGGCACAACAATTAGCTGGTCCTGATGCTGATGCTTTAGTTACATCAACTCAACTTCTTTGTCAAATGGCTGAAAAAGAGGATGGAACACCAGCCTTTGATATGTCAGATGCACCTGTTTTACAGAGAAGCCTTCCAGAAAAAGTATTAAACGATTTAGAGCTTTTCTTAAACGACATCAAACTTGATATTGATACAGCAAAAAAAGAATAAAAGGGGATAGCTGGTTTAGATTCGAGTTTTTCCTAGCAACAGAACTTGGTAAGACAGTACAAGAACTCAGAATGAACATGACTGAGGCAGAGCTTATTAATTGGGCTGCCTATTATGAAGTAAAAACTGACGAAGAAAAAACTGCATTACAACGACAAAAACGCAATTCGAGGTAATATAGAGTAAAGGTTTTTATTTATTTGTGGCACAGTCAACAGTCAGATTAATAGTTGATGCTTCAAATGCCATAAATCCTCTTAAAAGAGTTAATGAACAGACAAAACAATTAAGTAAAAATACAGATAAATTAAAAGGTCGTTTAGATAAATCAAACAAATCAATTAGAGATACTGGAACTTCTGCTAAAACAGCACAATCAGGTGTGAAAGGTTTAGTTAGTGCATTAAAACCACTTCTTGCTGCATTAGCAGTTGTTGGCACGGCTAAATTTGTTTTTGGAAAAACAGCAGAATTGGAAAGCCAAATAAAAAGTTTAGAAGTTTTAACTGGGTCTGTAGAAAAAACAAATGAAATAATAAAAGAAATGCAAGATTTCGGTGCTGTAACACCATTTACAAGTAGTCAATTGATAGAAATAACCAAAAGAATGAAAGCTTTTGGTGTTGAAACTGAGAAAGTGACTGACATGACACGAAGAATTGCTGATATTGCTGGTACGGCAGGGGCTGATATTAATTCAGTATCACTTGCAATAGGTAAAGTTGTGGCGAAAAACAAATTCCAGCAAGAGGAAAATATTATGTTATTAGAAAAAGGAATAAATGTAACAGAAGAACTACAAAGGATGACAGGAATGTCAGCAGAAGCCTTGGCAGATGCAATGAGCGATGGTGCGATAAGTGCCGATCAATTCAGACAGGCGATTGTAAATTTAACAAGTGAAGGCGGTGAGTTTTTTGGAGGAGCATCTGCACAAGCTGATACTTTAAATGGAAGATTAAGCACGTTACAAGATACAGTCGAAACTTTAGCGAGATCAATTGGAGAGGAGCTTGGCGATGAAATCAAAACAGTTTTAAATCTTGCGATTGATGCGGTTGGACAGATAACAAAGCTAGTTGAAAGAGTAGGAACTGCAAATAAAGTTGGAAGATTAAACATGGCGAATATCGCTATGGAATCAAGAAAAGAAGCGAGACAACAAGTGCAGCAAGAATCTGGGAAGAGGTTTATATTGCCTTTCAGTAAAGAAAGCAAAAGAGAAAAAGAAATATTTGAAGAAATAAAAGCAAGAAAAATAAAAGAAGCCTTAGAAATTAAAGAAGTTCAGCTTCTTGAAGAAAAAAATCAAAAAACCGAAAAAATTACTGAAAATCTAAATGAGTCAGGAGACAAGGCTAATACATTAAATAAAAATCTCAAAAAAACTGAAGCACCTGTCAAAACACTTGAGAATAAAACCAACGCAACTACAACAGCAATAGAATCAACTGTCACCACTTCGGATTTCTTAAATGAAAAATTAGGTCAGACAAGTTTCTTAGTAACAGATTTAGCTCTTGGTTCTCAAAAATTTGCAGAAGAATTGTTAAACGTAAAAAGTGAGGCTGATATTTTAAACGAAAAATTTATGGAGATAGGCCAAAGTGTAGAGCAGGGAATTGTTAGTAATTTAACTGATGCTGTAATGGGAACTCAATCATTAGCTGATGCTGCAATTAATGTTTTGAATGATTTGAAAAGAAAACTTGTTGAGGTTGCAATGCAACGTGCAGTCTCTGGAATCGGTAGTAAAATTGGTGGTTTCTTTGGTAATCTTTTTGGTGGTGGCAAAAAATCCTCAGGTGGTGGTTTTTTAGGTCTTGCTAACGCATTTACAGGTGGTGGTGGAATAAGCCCACTTCTTGGATTTGCAAATGGTGGAAGGCCACCTGTTGGCAAAGTTTCAGTCGTGGGCGAGCGAGGTCCAGAGCTTTTTGTTCCTCGTTCTGCTGGTACTGTTGTGCCAAATCAAGAAATCGGTGGCTCTTCTATCACAAATAATATTAGTATTAATGTAGATGCTACAAATTCAAATGTTCAATCTGATAATGATGGACAGCAGTTTGGAGAGGCTCTTGCAAGTGCAATACAGGCAGAAATTATTAAGCAAAAACGCAGTGGAGGTTTATTAAGATAATGGCTACATTTGACGATTCAACACTTGGTACTACCGCAGGTGCAACAACACCTACCTATAACTCTACTGAAACTGCTGCCCCAAAAATTATTACAGTGCAATTTGGGGATGGCTATAAGTCACGTAACACCTTTGGTCTAAATCAAAACCCTAAATCATATAGTTTAACTTTTGTTGTTTCTCTGGCTGATGGTGATAAAATTTTAGATTTTTTTGACGCAAGAGCAAAAAACAGTGAAAGTTTTACATTTACACCACCAGCTACAAGCACAGCAAGAACATTTATCTGCGATCAATACACTAGAACAAATACTTATCTTAATAGAGTTACCATTTCAGCAACTTTTGAGGAGGTGTTTCAGCCATGACTATCCCAATTGAACAGTTACAAAAACTAGAAAATATTTCAATAATTGAATTATTCCAACTAAATTTGGTATCTGGGTTGCATTATAGTTCAACTAATTCAAATGCAACTACTCTTTACAGATTTCATAATGGCACAAATGAAATAAGTACCGATATTAAATGGCAAGGTAACACATATACTGCTGTTGCTTGTCAAATAGAAGGTTTTGAAACTGGTGATAATACAGTTATGGCAAGACCTACAATTACTTTTGCAAATACTATTAGTAATTTTTCTACAATTATAGAATTAGTAAATCAAATAACACCTTTCAATGATTTACAAAAAGCTGAAATAGTTAGAATTAGGACGATGGCTCGTTTTTTAGATGCTGATAATTTTGCTAATAATACAAATCCATTTGGCACACCAAATACAAATATGGAATTAGAACAACATAAATATCAAATTAATAAAAAATTAGTTGAAAATAATGAAATATGTAGTTTTGAATTAGTAAATACTATTGATTTTGAGGATTTGTTTTTACCGAGAAAACAAATTACTAAAGACAGATTTCCAGCTACAGGTACTTTTGTTTTTGTATGACTTGGAAAGAAGATGCCAAAAAACATTTTATAGAATGTCAACCAGCAGAAGGCTGTGGCTTTTTAGTTGAAAAAGGTGGTAATGAATTTTTTTATCCTTGTAAAAATATTGCATCCCATGTGGAAGAAGAAGTTACCTTTGCTATAGATCCTTTAGATTATGCAGCCTGTGAAGATAGTGGTGCGGATATACTTGCTATTATTCATTCTCATGTAGAAGGCAATGCAGATCCATCTGAAGCCGATATCAAAAATTGTAAGCTGTACATGACAGATTGGTATATTTATTCTATACAAGATGATAACTGGTGTTTTTTGGAGACAGATTAATGATTAGAAAAATTAAACTTTATGGTGCATTAAGAAAATTATCTGGAGTGAAAGAATTTGACGCAAATGTTTCAAATGTAGATCAGGTTTACAGTTATATAAAGGTAAACTATCCAGATTGTCAGCAACATTTGAATGAAGCTTGCTACAGCGTTGTTATGAATGATGTTGATATAACTTTTAAAAACTTTGTCATTAAAGGAGAGGGCGATATAAAAGTAGTGCCTCTTGTAAGTGGGAATTTCTTTTTACCTTTCTTAACAAGTTTTGTAGGGGGATTTTTTGCTAAAGGCGCAACTTTTGCTTCAGCTTTAAAAGGCGCACTTGCTGTTGGTGCATTAAGTTTCGTATCTGATTTGCTTGCCCCAACTCCACCTCCAAGTAATGAGGTACAGAGTGATCCAGAAGTTAATTCATTTATAAGTGGCGCAACTACAAATACCACAAAATCTGGTGGTGCTGCCCCTTTAGTTTTTGGTGAATTTTTGGTTGGCTCAGTGGTTATAAGTGCTGGTGCTGATACAGTGGAAGTAAATAATATTTGAATTGTATTAAATAAAAATTATGGCTAGAGAAATAAACAGCTATAAGAGATTACAGCACCAAATGGGTCTTAGTGAAGATTTGCCTGATAATTTTATAAGAGCAGTACAGTTTTTTACCTTTCTTGATTTAGTTTGTGACGGTGCTGAAATTGAAGGTTTTGCTACACCATCAGCTAACGGAGTAGCGATTCCAGATGAACTTTTTTCACCAAAACAATCTAAAATTGAAACTCTTACTACTGATGAGAAACAATATTTAGAACTAGCAGAACAAGATGTTTTTATAAATGGTAGACCAATAAGAAATGCAGGTGGGCAACAGACAATTATAAATACTTCTTTAGCACTACGAACAGGAAAAGATAATCAACAAGTAATGGGAGGTATAGATACTTTAAGAAGATCTGAAACTTTAACACCCGATATAGTTAATAATAACAGAGATATGGAAGCAAATAAAGTTACTGGATCAGTTGCAGCGGGGCAAGATAACAATGTAGATGACACCCCATCGTCAATAATTGTCACTTTAAGTTGGCAGAGTTTAAGGCAGTTACATCCTACTGACGGAAGTACACAAGGTTTAATAGTTACCGAAGGCCCGTTTAAAAATGAATTTACAAACCATGGTATAAAAAGTTTTGAAGCTGGTGCGGTGCATATACAGATCAGAATAAATAATACAAATGGCACTCGATTAGTAACTTTTGACGCAGACCCTTTAGCAGCAATTTCAGTTGGCCCTTATTCTAGAGATTACGGAATTGATATACCCTTAAATGTTAGAAACACGACAGCCGCTATAGCTGCAAATTTTCCTTTGGAAGTTCAAGTTGTAAGAAAAGACATTGAATTTAGATCTAATAATAGTTTAGGAAGAGATCCTTTCGCAAATATATCAGTAGGAAGAGAAACAAAAAGAGTAAATGTTTATGAAGAAGGATCAAGAAGATTTACTGAATTTAGTTTTGCAAGATTGCAAAGTTTAATACACGCAAGTCCAACAACTGCAAGATTTCCTAAATCTGCTTATATAGGTTTACGTTATTCAGCAGAGCAGTTCCCTAGCATCCCACAAAGAATTTACAGAATAAGAGGCATCAAAGTAAAAGTTCCTATTGGCACAAATGATGGAACGGTTCCTGTTGACAGCGTTACTGGAAGATTATTGTATCCAACTGGCTATACTTTTGTTGATTTAAATAATGATGCAGGTAAAAAACGTTGGACAACTGATCCAGCTTGGATTTTATATGGACTGTTAACAGAAGAATATGGCCTACAAATAGATGAAGCTAAAATTGATAAAGCATCTTTTTATGCAGCAAGTCAATATTGTTCAACACCAGTAACTGGTGAAGATACTCCAAGATATTCATTTAATGGCGTAATTAACCGAAGACGCAAAGCTTTAGATCTTATAAAAGAAATAGCAGGTTTGATGAGAGCTACTGTTTACTATAAAGATGGCTCAATCAAAATTGCTTTAGATAAAGCCGAAACAACAACAAACTATTTATTTACTAATGCAAATGTAGTAGATGGCAAGTTTAGTTATTCTGGAATAGATAAAGATAAAAAATATACTCAAGTAAATGTAGCTTATTTCAATAATAATATTCAAGAACTAGATCAAATTTCTGTTAGCAGTAATGATTTAGATCCTGATTTTGAAACTAAATATGGTATAAACCAAACAAACATCCAAGCTTTATACACAACTGATAGGAGTCAGGCAGTAAGGCTTGGAAGGTCAATTTTATATACGAATTTACTTGAAAGTGAGGTTGTTAATTTTGAATGTGGTCTGGAAGCTGCGTCAATGTTAGAGCCTTTTCACATAATAAAAATTGCTGATAGGTTAAAAGAATCTTTTAGAGCAAGTGGAAGAGTTAAGACAGTTACAAGTTCAACAGTATTAGTAGTAGATGACAGCACTAATACAACAGTTGGTGTTGTTGGTGATAATTTTTTAATAGTTGATAAAGAGGGAGGATTGCAAGAAAGAACAATTCAATCAGTAAGTGGTAGTACGGTAACATTATCATCAGCATTAAATCCTTTACCTCAAGCTGGTACGATTTGGGCAGTTAAAACTGGAAACATACAGCATAGAAAGTTTAGAGTTTCAAATATAAAACAAAATACTAATTTTACTTTCTCTATAACAGCAGTTGCTTATGACGATACAAAATATACTTTTATTGACAGACTTGATCTTGGAAATGGGATCGGAAGAGATCCGACAACCTTATTAGATGAATTACAACCACCGCCAATTATAAGCTTAAAAGAAGAGTTAATAGTAGTAAACGGAAGACCTACAAGTCGTATTGTTTTAGATTTTGGTTATGTACAGGGAGCAAAAAAATACCAAATTAGCTATAAACAAAGTGGAAACGGCCCTTTTGTAAGTTACCAATTCACTAATCAATTTATTATTAATAATAATCCAGCAGGTATTTATGAATTTAGTCTAAGATCAGTTTCGGCTAATGATGTTTTAAGTGTTAACGCTTCTGAAAGGAATTTGAATGCTTTTGGTGTTGTTAACTCCTCTATTGGTAATGTACAAAATTTAAGAGGCGTAGAAAGTGGCAATAATTTAATTTTAACTTTTGATCCTTCAGAGGATCAAGATGTTTTAAATGGAGGCTTAGTAAGAGTAAAATCTCATCCTACTACTGATGGTTCTGGATCTTACTTAAGCTCAACTTTCTTAAAAGATGTGGATGGTAGTTCTACAGAAATTGTTATAAATAATTATGAAAACGGTGAGTATTTATTAAAGTTTGTTGATGTAGCTGGCAATGAATCTGCATTGGCAACTTCTGTTGTTGTAAATAAATTGGTAGCTGGTGATGATAAAACTTTATCAATAAGGGAAGATTCAGCTTTTGCTGGTGCGAAAGTAAATATGGCTAAGGATAATTCTCTTAATGCCTTAGTTCTTACAAGTGGAACAAATTTTGACTCTCTTACAGATGTAGATAATCTAACAACTGCTACAGAAACTTTTGCTACTTTAGATCTTGTTACTGGTGGTATATCTGAAACTGGGAACTATACTTTCAACGCCAATGACATTGATCTTGGTGGGGCTTTTAGATTTGGTTTGTCAACTCATATTAAAAAATCTGGATTCACCTCAGTTACTTTATGGGATGATTACACCGACTTGATGGATACTTGGCCTGAAAGTAATTTCACTGGTACTGGTGAAACAGGGGAAAGCGCAACAGTTACGTTCCAAATTGCTAAAAGTCAAACAGGCACAGCTAGTACAACTTTTGAAAATTTCACAAATACAGAAATGACTGCAAGAACATTATCTTTTAAAATTGATGTTTTAAATGATAGTGGATATAAAAACGTGGCAATATCTGAATTAGGTGTAAATTTAACATTTAAAGCAAGAACCGAAAGAAGTATTGACAATTCAAGTGCAACAAACGGTATTCTTACAAGTTCTGGAAGTGGTGCAACTACAGTTACTTTTGCTAAAAAATTCTTTACAGGAACTTCTGCTGTGGGTGGAAGTACATCAGCTTTTAATCCAGTTGTTTTTATAAATGTAAATAATATGCAGTCAGGTGATTTCTTTACAATTGATAGTGTTAGTTCAAGTAATTTTGTTGTATCTATAAAAAATGGTTCTAGTTTTGTAGCTAGAAATTTCACATATAGTGCTTTTGGTTATGGTTCGGGCTAGTATAATAGGAAAAACATAAAATAAAATGGCAAAACCAGCAGATTATGTAGTTGATAATGATACAGGAGCTAATGTTCGTTCAGATTTAAACGATTTATTTGAAGCAATACGACAAAATAACGGCTACGGCAGTGAGCCGACAGTGAAATATAACTATATGTGGTATGCGAACACATCATCTGATCGCATGGCCTTTTATAAAGCAAATGCAACTGATAGAGTTGAATTTTTAAGTCTGGCTAATGGAAACTTCTTTGGCCCTAATGGGTCTGCTTCTGATCCAAGTTATACTTTTACAAACTCAGCAAGTACTGGTTTTTACAGAAGTGCATCTAATCAAATAGGCGTATCTAATAATTCAGTCAATACAGCATTATTTAAAACAACTGGAACAGAAATAAAAGGCAAACTTGAAGTTGCACCAGCTTCAGGTGACGCGGCTTTTGATATAAAAACAACTGGAAATGCAAATGATTCTGCGATTAACCTTATTGCTGATACAACACATACTACTGGCGGTTTATCTATAAAAAGATTACAGACAGCAAATGGAAATTCAGAAATATTACATCAAGGTACAGGCGATTTTATATTACATACCGAAACTGAAGCCGATATTGTTTTTAAAACAGATAGTGTTGATAGATTTACAATTTTTGGAGTTGGAACTCAAGAAGGCACTATGATTTCCCATGATAGTACTCGTAATGTCTTAACAACTGCTGGTATTGCTCTTACCAATACTTCAAATGATAATGGTGCTGGTTTTGAATTTGTAAGCATTGTAAAAAATGGAACAGGGGTAGGTACTTGTGTATTTATAAACAGACTTGCAGCCGCTGGTTTACCTGATAGTGGAACAGGAAAATTAATTGAGTTTGAATATAATAGTAGTAATGTAGGTTCAATAACTACTAACGGAAGTGCAACGGCTTATAATGTTAGTTCAGATTATAGATTAAAAGAAAATGTTGTTAACTTAACAGATGCTATAACAAGATTAAAAACTCTTAAAACTTATAGATTTAATTATAAAAATAATTCTGAATTAACTGTTGATGGTTTTCTTGCTCACGAAGTAACAGCAGTGCCAGAAGCAATAACAGGAACAAAAGATCAAGTTGATAGTAATGGTAAACCAATTTATCAGGGCATAGATCAATCAAAATTAGTACCGCTTCTTACTGCCGCACTACAGGAAGCAGTTGTTAAAATTGAAACATTAGAAACTAAAGTTGCTGCATTGGAGGCTGGCTAATGGCTATTATTGCTGGAACCGCAGATTTTGACGTTGCAAGACGAAGTGATTTTCCTTTAACGCTTACTTTTAGAGATGGCAACAGCAATCTTATTGATCTGACAGGTTATACAGTTGATGCAGAAGTTTATAGTATTACTTCTGATGGCTTTAGAGACACAAAATATGCTGATTGGTCTATTACTTATACAAATAGAACAGGTGGTGTTGTAGATATTGCTCTAACAGATACACAGACCGCAACTTTTAATAAACATGAATTGAAATATGATGTTCAATTAACACAACCAAATGGAGAGAAATTTCAATACTTAAGAGGTACACTATTTATAAATGAGGGTTATTCAGAATGAGTACACCAAACAAAGTAGAAGTTAGTCAAGTTAATGAGGTAACTACTGTTGAAATTACAACGGCAGGGCCTCAAGGGCCAGCAGGGGCGCAAGGAGAGACAGGAGAGGGTTCTGCAACAGTTTCAATAGGAAGTACTACGACAGGAAATGCTGGTACAAATGCCTCAGTGACTAATACTGGAACCAATACAGCGGCAGTTTTAAACTTTACAATACCAAAAGGCGATACAGGTGCTGCTGGAAGTAATGGAGCCGATGGAAGTGATGGGGCTGCTGCGACCATAGCTATAGGTACTGTCAGTACTGGCGCTGCTGGATCTTCGGCAACAGTAACAAATTCAGGATCGTCAAGTGCTGCTACTTTTAACTTTACTATCCCTAGAGGCGCAACAGGCGCAGCGGGAGCAGACGGACAAGACGGAACAGACGGAGCTATTTCTGATGGAGATAAGGGAGATATTGTTGTTAGTAATTCTGGTGCAACTTTTACTATAGATAATGATGTTGTCACTGCTGCAAAATTAGCTGACACTTCTGTTACTGCTGGTAGTTATACAAATACAAACATTACAGTTGATGCACAGGGGAGGATTACAGCCGCAGCATCTGGTTCTGCTGGTGGTGTTACCTCAGTTACAGGCACAACTCCTATAGTTTCTTCTGGTGGTGCAACTCCAGCTATCAGTATTTCAGCAGCTACAACATCTGCTGCTGGTTCAATGAGTTCAGCAGATAAAACAAAATTAGATGGTATTGAAAGTAATGCAACCGCAGATCAGACAGCTAGTGAAATAAGAACTCTTGTAGAGGCAGCTACAGATTCAAATGTATTCACTGACGCAGATCATACAAAGTTAAATGCGATAGAAGCAAGTGCTACTGCTGACCAAACAGGCGCAGAAATAAAATCTTTATATGAAGCTGAAAGTGATACTAACGCTTTTAGTGATGCTGAGAAAACTAAGTTATCAGGTATAGAGAGCAACGCTACAGCAGACCAGACAGATGCGGAGATAAAAACAGCATACGAAAATAATAGTAATACAAATGCTTTTACAGATGCCGAGAAATCAAAACTTACTGCAATAGAAGCTAGTGCAGATGTTACTGACGCAACCAACGTAGATGCTGCTGGTGCGGTAATGAATACCGATAGTACAACTGCTGCAATGAGTTTTGTTATTGATGAAGATAACATGGCATCTGACAGCGATACTAAAGTACCAACACAGCAATCAGTAAAAGCCTATGTTCTTGCTAATAGTAGTGATACAACTTACACTGCTGGAACGGGTTTAAGTTTATCTGGCACTACTTTCAATGTCGATCAAATAGCACTCACTACTGTACAAACAGCAGCAAATGAATCGGCACAACTAGCACTTACGACCCAAGAAGGAGATATTGTTGTCAGATCAGATCAAAATAAATCTTATGTAAGAAACAGTGGAACTGCTGGAACAATGGCAGATTTTACAGAACTTTTAACTCCTACAGATCAGGTTTTATCTGTTAATGGTAATACAGGAGCTATAACGGCTGCACAAATAGCAGCAGCAGTAGAAGCAGCTACAGACTCTAATACTTTTACAGATGCTGACCATACAAAATTAAATGCAATAGAAAGTGGTGCGACTGCGGATCAAACTGATACTGAGATAAAAACAGCATACGAAAATAACTCTAATACTAATGCTTTTACGGATGCAGAGCAAACAAAATTATCAGGTATTGAGGCATCAGCTACAGCCGATCAGACCGCCGCAGAAATTAGAACTTTAGTAGAAAGTGCTACTGATAGTAATGTATTTACTGATGCTGACCATACAAAACTTAATGCTATCGAAGCTTCTGCAACCGCAGACCAAACTGGTGCTGAAATAAAAAGTTTATACGAAGGAGAAAGTGACACAAACGCATTTACTGACGCTGAAAAAACAAAGTTATCAGGAATAGAAACCGCAGCAACAGCAGATCAAACAAAGTCAGATATAGATGCTCTTGGTATAGCAGCTACAACCGCAGCTACACTTGCCACTGCTCGTAATATAGCTGGTGTTAGTTTTGATGGTTCAGCAGATATATCTCTAAACAATAATGCAATTACTAATGGTGCTGGATATATTGCTGATTTAGTAAGTGATACAACACCACAATTAGGTGGTGATTTGGATATGAATAGTAAGTTCATATCAAGCGGTATTTTAGGTGTTAAAAATACAGGCTCACAATCTGAATTACGTCTTTATTGTGAAGTAAGTAATGCTCATTATGCAAGTATAAAAGCACCAGCCCATGCTGATTTTTCTGGTAATATCACTTACACCTTACCTTCAGGATATGGGTCTAACGGACAGGTCTTAAAATCAGATGGTTCGGGTGGTACTAGTTGGGTAGATCAACCAACAGCAAACGCAACACATACAGGAGAAGTTACTGGTAGTACTGCTTTAACTATTGCAGATGACGTAGTTGATGAAGCTAATTTAAAAGTTAGCAATTCACCTACTAATGGTTATGTATTAACAGCACAATCAGGAAATACTGGTGGTTTGACTTGGGCTGCTGCTGCTAGTGGGTTGGTTGGTAGTAGTAATGAAAAATTATTTGTAGAAGCAGAAAACCAAATGGATAACAGCTTTACCACAACTTCAAATTTTAACTATGTTGCAGCTAGTCCTATGACTATTGCCTCTAGTGCTACTCTTACAATAAGTGCAAACTCTACCATGACGTTTGTTTAAAAGTAGATATATTTATAAATATGATTTACAATAGAAAAAACAGTTTTTAAATATGTCAAAAATAATTGTTGATGAAATACAAACTAATACAACAAACGGAAATGTAAGAATTATTCCTAACGGAAGTGGTGTATTAGAAGTAAATGGGTCTTGTACCGCTAATACTTTTTCAGGGTCAGGTGCAAGTTTAACTTCTTTACCAGCAGCTAATTTAACAGGTACATTACCAGCTATTGACGGTTCAAACCTTACTGGTGTCGGTGGTGGTGCCTATGAATTTGTTAAAAAAATACAACCAAGTGTAGCTACCACA